TATTACAGCAAATAGTTATAATGCAAATGATTTTAAGCATAATGTTTCTTCTTATAATGCATCAAGATTAACTGATTTTATTGATATTCGCCCAAGAGTTGCTCCATATTCAGGATCTTCAAAATCACCATTTGAATTTGATTCAAGAAATTTTGCAAGTGATGGTCAATATTCAAAATATATTCTTGCTCCGGGAGAAAATTTAATTCTAAATTATTCTTACTATGTTGGAAGAATTGATAGAGTCTTTTTAAATAGTGATGGAACATTTGAGGTTGTTCAGGGTAATCCAGCAACAAATCCATTTCCACCACCATTTAAGAGCAATTCTCTAGATATTGCTACAGTTTTTATTCAACCATATGTTTATAATGTAAAAAATATAAACGTTGATATGTCTGTGCATAAGAGATATAGAATGTCTGATATTGCTCTACTTGAGAATAGAATTCAAAGAGTTGAAAAATTTACTACACTTTCAATGCTTGAAAGTAAAACTGAAAACTTTACTATCAAAGATGCAGAAACAGGTCTTGATAGATTTAAGTGTGGTTTCTTTGTAGATAATTTTAGTTCTCATGAATATCATGATTTAGCAAATCCTGCATTTAAATCTTGTATTGATACAAGTACAAATACATTAAGACCATTACATTATACAACTTGTTTAGATCTGCAACTTGGATCCGAAGCAATTAGTGGAGTTGGTCAAACATATAATCCAAATGTAGATCAGAGTTATGTTTCTGATTTAGGATCTCCAAATATTAGAAAAACCGGAGACCTACTCACATTAAATTATAATGAAGTTCTTTATTTTGAGCAAATTTATGCAACTAAAACTGAAAGTGTAACTCCTTTCCTAGTTAGATATTGGACGGGATCTATTACTCTTAATCCACCAATGGATAGTTGGATTGATGAAAAAGCAGTTGCATCAACAAGTTTTAATCAAGTAAATAATCGCATACAAAGAGCAGATCAAAATATAACAGTAACTAATAATATTGTTAATGGTGAAGTATTTGTTAATCCTCCAAATCCACAGGCTGGTGTTGATGCTTTTGATTGGATAGCAAATGCTAAAACTGTTCTTACAGGTGTTATATCTATTGGTGGAGTAGATGTAGATATTAATAAGGGAGATTATGGAAGTGGTGGATTATCTGGAGGAAATACTCAAGGTTCTAAAATTGGACTAACCAAAAATGGAACAGCACTTTTCATAGCAGTTAATAAAAGAAAGGTTACTACAGCAGATGAAAATTTAATAAGACAATTATTACCAGCTGATCTGGCTAATGATTTTATATCTGCAATTGGTGGACAAGGAATTCGTACCACTCCGGGCGCAGGTGGAAATAATCAAGTTATTGGCCAGCCGGGCTCAGGTTTAAAATTAGAATTTGTTCCTGGAGGTAGCGCACAAATTCAAACAACGACTACAACATCCACATCAAATATAACTACAATAGTTGTTCCACCAGAAGTTATAACTACAGATACGACTTCAGAATCAATTTCCCATTATACGGAAGTAGTTAGATTCCTAAGAAGTAGAAATATTGAATTTGATGATAAAGGTTTAAGACCTCGTACTAGATTCTATAGTTTCTTCCAAGGAATTGATGTTAAAGATTACATTGTCCCTAAACTACTTGAAATTGAAATGATCTCCGGTAAATTTGAGATTGGAGAAACTGTTGAAAGTGATCCTCATCTTCCAACACACAAGATTAGATTTAGGTTATGCAAACCAAATCATTTAACTGGACCTTTTGATGGGTCTAATCCACCATCTATTATTAATCCAGTTCCTACTGTAGATTTAACAACAGGACAAGTATTACCACAAAATCCTGCGACACTTTCGAGACCAGATATTTTAAGATTAAATCCCTACAACCAACAACCTGTTCCTGAAAATTATAATGAATCTTCTACATTTTTAAATGTGGATACGAGAGCATTAGAACTACCATCAGAAGTAGAATTTTATGGCCAAATATCTCCAAATATGAGATTAATTGGTAAAACTTCAGGTGCAGTTGCAAGAATAAGTAATATTCGTCTACTTTCTGATAACAGCGGAAGACTACTTGGTTCATTGTTTATTCCAGATCCAAATGTTCCAGGAAATCCACAATGGATAAATGGAAGAAATACATTTACAGTAATTGATACTCCCAATTTGCAAGATCTGGGGAGAACCTATCAAGAATTTATATCTAACACAAGAGTTAACGAAAGTTCTGCTCAAGAAGATTTCTCATCATCTGCAATAGCAAATGTTACTGAAACTAATATTTTAACTACAAGAAATATTACCCTTTTAAGTAGTTTTAATATTAATACAAATACAATTACAAATACTACCACTACCACTACAAACAACACGTCACAGCAAAATGCAATTTGGGAAACTGGAGATCCTCTTGCACAATCATTCTATGTTCGTGATAATACTGGAGTATTTTTAACTTCCGTAGAGGTATTCTTTGAAACTAAAGATGATACTATTCCAGTGACACTTCAATTAAGACCTATGATTGCTGGGACACCAAGCAATCTAGTTGTTCCTTTCTCTGAGGTTACCTTATCTCCAGATGAAGTAAATCTTTCTGCTGATGGATCAATTCCCACAAGATTTGTATTCCCATCTCCAGTGTATCTTCCAGGTCCACAACAACTTGAAGTTCGTAATGCTCCTGTTGGAAGTCAGCAAACTTCTGAATTCTCAATTGTTCTTCTCTCGGGTAGTCCACAATACAGAGTCTTTATCTCTGAACTTGGATTTAACGATATCCAAACCGGAATAAAAATATCAGCACAACCAACTCTTGGAAGTCTGTTCAAATCACAAAATGGTTCAACTTGGTCTCCTTCTCAACTTGAAGATTTGAAGTATAAAATTTATAGAGCAGACTTTGTTCCAGAAGGCCTTGTTAGATTCTTTAATCCAAAACTCTCTTTAGGAAACAGAAAAGTAACTGTAACCGGAAGTAATCAATTATTACCTCTTGCTAAACGAATTACAGTTGGATTAGGATCTACCGGATATAATACTGCTGGTATAACTCAAGGTATTACAATTAAGCAGGGATCTGCAACCGGCAAATTAATTGGAATTGCCGGAAGTGTTACTTCATTAGGTATTGCAAACACTGGTATTGGTTACACAAATGGAACATTTACTGGTGTTTCTCTGGAAAGCGAAACTGGAGTTGGTTTTGGAGCACAAGCAACAATCGGAGTTGTAAATTCGGGAATTGCTACTGTGACGATCACCAATGGTGGTTTTGGGTATGTTCAAGGAGATTCTTTGATTATTCCAGAAAAAGAATATGGTCTCAATGTTGGATTTGGTGGAAAACTCACAGTTACTAATATTTCAACAATATCAAATGCATTTATTTTAGATAATGTTCAAGGAAACTTTAGTGTTGGAATTACATCGCTGACTTATGAAAATTCCATTGGAAGTGTAGTTTCTACTGGTGCTACAATTGGAACGATTATTCCTGATCCATATTATGATGGATTGCATATGAAGATCAGTCATATGAATCATGGTATGCATTCTACTGAAAATTATGTAAGAATTAGTGAAATGAGACCTCTAAAGGATGGAGTTAATTCAAGACTTTCTCAAGCAGTTACAAGTAGTGCATTATTAATTCCGGTAATTTCCTCTACAGGATTTGAAACATTTGAGGGAGTTGTAGTAAGTGCTTCAAATCCAGGATATGTAATTATTGGATATGAGGTTATTGAATATACTTCTGCAAGCGGAAATACTCTTTCAATATCTGCAAGAGGTGTTGATGGAACTCAATCCCAACCTTATGATTCTAATGTCCCTGTTTATAAGTATGAGTTTAATGGATTCTCTATGAGAAGAATCAACAAAGTTCATAATTTTGCTGAAGTTGATACAAATCTTCCAGTTGAAACTCATCCAATATCACTTGATTCATATTATATCAAAATAGATCCTTCTGATACTGATTTTAATAATGCTGGAATAGGATCCGATCGCACAAATGATTTATATTTTACTCAAACTATACAAACAGGAGAACCAGGGACAGTAATTACAAATAATATACAATTTGAAGCAATTACTCCAAAAGTTTCTTATATTATTCCAGGAAAAACTAATCTTAATGCTAGAGTTAGAACATTCACCGGAACTAGTATTAGTGGTTCTGAGAAATCATTTACAGACAAAGGATTTAATTCAATCCCACTAAACGGAACTTTCTATTTTGATTCTCCAAGACTTATTTGTTCTGATATTAATGAGCAGGAGTTTATTACAGAATCTCCAGGAGGTAAATCATTTACTATGGAATTCTTGATGAACTCAACAGATTCAAGAGTATCTCCAGTTATCGATTTAATTAATGTTAGTACCATTTTGACTTCCAATTTGGTCAATAGTCCTGTTGGTGTAAACGATGATTCTGATTATGCAAATGATGATTCTATTAGATCTCTATATGATGATAAACACGAAACTGTTTATATCTCAAAACCAGTAAGATTGAAGATTCCTGCAAACTCAATTAAAGTTCTCCTATCTGCAAGTCACACTAACACTAATGATGTTCGTGTTCTTTATAGAATTTTCAGAGAAGATTCTTCCGAAACTTCTCAAAATTATGAATTATTCCCTGGATACAAAAACTATCAAGTTGATGGACAAGGAATTAAGAGAGTAATTGATAATTCACAAAATGATGGATCTGCAGATTCAAAAGTTGAATTTAATTCTGATGGATCTTTTAGAGATTATGAGTACTCTGTTGATGATCTTCCAGATTTCTCTTCTTTCTCAATTAAGATTGTAATGTCTGGAGAAAATCAAGCAATTCCTCCTCTGGTCAGGCAGTTAAGAGCAATTGCTACGGCAAAACCTAAGGTATAAAATTATGGATTATATTAAAGTAAAGGATAAAGATTATTTACTTCGTGATACCTTTTCAAATGGAATCATTAGTAATGATGACCAAGGATATCAAGCATACGCTGAAAATTATAAAAGAGCATATAATGAATCAAAGAAAATTAGAAATCTTGAAAATGATGTGAATGATATTAAAAGTGATTTGAATGAAATTAAAAATTTATTGAGAGGTTTAGCAAATGGATCCTGATAAGATTTCTCTTGAAAGCATTTCAAAAATGTTTGAATATGAAAAACTTTCTAGGGATATAGATAGTATAGATGATATTGAGACTTTGAGAATCTTAGCAAAGTCCCATATTAAATTATATCTTAGACAACAAGAAGTCGTTGCAAGTCTTAAAATCTAATGGCCCAACCATCTACAAGACAAGAACTTATTGATTACTGCAAAAGAAAACTGGGGGCCCCAGTTTTAGAAATTAATGTTGCGGATGAGCAAATTGAAGATCTGGTAGATGATGCTGTTCAGTTCTTCCAAGAAAGACATTTTGATGGAGTATATCCAACTTTTTATAAGTATAGGATAACTCAAGGAGATATTGATAGGGGAAGAGCGGGATATGGAAGCAATGCAACAAGTTCAGTCGGTATTGCAAGTACATCAGCAACATCAAATATTGTTGGAACTGCGACCACATTTAATTTTTACGAAAATAGCAATTATCTACAAGTTCCACCTAATATTATTGGCGTAAACAAGATTTTTATGTTTGATAGTGCTAACACTATTACAAGTAATATGTTTAGTGTGAAATATCAATTATTCTTAAATGATGTTTACTATTGGGGAACAACTGAACTTCTTAGTTATGCAATGGT